GTGGGTAGTGTATGGGCTCATACGGTGATGGTTAACGGTACTCCTCGCTTCAGGGCAGGTGTTGCAGGCATTGGTGGTGCCGTCTCTTACCAAATCGCAGGAAGAAATAATGGCACCGATGCATTCTCAACAATGCTGTCTGTGAAGCCAGGCTCAGTTGTTTACACTTCTGAAAATACCACGAAAGCCAGCGACGGAACGCTCAGGGCAGCATCCCCTGTAGCCCGTATAGTGAAAAGTCAGGAGGAATGTCAGCGGACTGATATCGATGAACCAGGCTTTTTCTGGAGCGGCTGTGGTACGGCGAACACCGAGGCTGAAGGAATCAAAATCTCCCGCCTGGATGTTGGTGTATATGCCCTGTTCGGTTCCGCAGGCTTGGCATCAGAAGGCTGGCAGTTACTGCCGCCAATGGACCCTGGCGGCATGGGAGAACTGGGTGTGGCTGAAGCTGAACAAACCGCTGACGGCGAGCTGACTATCCGCCTGTTTAAGCGAAAATACATGCTGAGCGATGAAGGGGAGATCGTCAAAACAAAAGGGGAACCGATGGACGTGCCGGTGAACAGCTGGATCGATGTTCGCCTGGATATGCCTGATGATTCTGTCTTTAATCAGCGGATGAGACAGGAACCACAGCTTGAGCCTCTTTCTCCAGCTCTCTGACACGGATTGTCAGGGCTTTGATGGCAGCAAGCGCATCGAGCACAAGAGGGTTGAGGTCAAGTGTCATTTTCCCCGATTCCTCAGCTGAATGAACATACTGGGGATCTATCTTTTCCAGTTCCTGAGCAATAACGCCGCGGCGAATGACTTTATCTTCATCAGCAAGGTAGTAGAAGGTCTTAAAATCCATTGCCGCGATGTTTGACAGCGATTCGTTTAGATCCAGATCCCCGGTCACTTTCTTAAAGTTAATGTCCGATGTTCCTGCTGACTGAAATACCGTCCACGGAGCATCTGTTTTTGCAGTTTGAGGATTTGTGTTTAACAGAAAACGGCAATAGCCAGCTCCGCCAGTGGTAACCCACATTTGCGCTATGCGCTGAGTGTTATAAGAGCTTTGGTAGCCACAGCCATTGGCAGGAGCCCAACTGGTGTTACCGTCAGCATCACTGATAAACGATGAGTTTGCATCATTTGGCCTTGGAGCCTGGTATGTACCAACCCCAAAAGCCCCCACTTGCATGACATTACCGGAGTCCGTTCCGACGTCCTTAGTCGCGCTACTTCCTAAACCGAGGTTTGCGCGAGCGTCAGCGGCATTCGTTGCCCCGGTCCCGCCGTCCGAAACTCTAACCGCCGCATTGCTCCCTTTCTGGACCAGTTTGCCGATCGCAGGAATGGTCACGCGTACGCCGTTGATGGTGACGGTGATGTTCTGGTTTGCTGAGGTGGTGGCGAACGTCTCCCAGGCGCCGATGTTCTCGTCGTACTCGTTAATGAGCTGAGACATGCTCTGCGCCAGGCCGTCGACTGAGAGACTATCAGTAACAAGAATGCCGTACTTCTGGCCGCTCAGCGCCGGAGACGCGGCAGGCGTAACCGTCAGTGACGTCGCACTGTTGATGGCGGTGATCTGAAACATCTGTACCGGGTTAGAAAGAACAAACAACGTCTGGCCAACCCGAATCTGGCTGGCCGGTGCCGTCCAGTTCGTGCCGGTGCCGGTGGCTGTATTTCCGTTAATGGCGATGGTGCCAGTGTTATAAAGCATATTTTCTCCAGGCAATAAAAAACCCCGCCGGAGCGGGGTTTGTTCAAAACTGAATGGGTTAGTGGCAGGTGGTGCTGGTGAACGTGTTGGCGCTCACCCATGACCAGTTAAAGGGATAACCGGCGCGGTACTGCGTCTGATTATTTTGCTTGCGGACTCCGTAGATCTGGACGCTGCTTTCCTGTCCGCCAACCAGGGCTGTTCCGGTGCATACAGGTTGCTGCTTCTCAATAACGCCAGCGCAACCGGAGAGCAATACCGCTACCGCCAGGCAAAGAATCATATTTTTCATAGTTGTTATATCCCAGGGCATTCATGAAGCTACACAATATCAATATGAATCAACGGGATATAATTGATTTGGTAGATCAATTATTCGAAATTGATCGTTCAAAACGATCAATCATAGTTGGCGCAGTTAATGGCCATAATCACGTTCCTCAGATTCGAATACGCGACGTTTTGAAGGTTGCCGCCGGGGGTTGTCTGCGGCCTGGCGAATATCCGCGTATTGCTTCCCTCAAGTTTTGCCATGCTCTTGTATATGGCCATGTATGGCTGCGGCTGACCGCCAGCCGATATAACCCCGGTAATTAGCCCCAGCATGGCAGGCATACAGGCCCACTTCCCCGCCAGAGTTGTATTGATGTTGTATCCTGAGCTGGCATCCACCCCGGCGGTACCGAGGGTGACAACATCGCTCAGCGTGCGCGTTTCGTTTGTTAAAATCAGCGTCCCTGATGCATCCCACACAGCCAGCCCGTAGTCTGGCTTTGTCTGCGGGAAAATAGAGAAAAAATAAACGTACGCTGTGCCGGTTGCATTCGGTCTGAGAAAATCAATCGTGATGGTGTTCCCGCTTACCGGTCTGAACCGCCAACGCCGTCGAGCCCGCTGCTTTTTCAAGTTGCTGCTGTGTCAGCGATCCCATGCCAACCAGCTCAGTCATCAGACCCTGAACGGTTCCTACAGTAGCTCCAGTAGAGGCAGCAATAGACTGGGAGGAAGCCATGATCTGGAGCGCTGACGTGCCGGCAATGTTGCCAGTCCTGATTTTCGCGCAGTTTGCGCAGAAGGTTTTTTAATATATCGACGGGCGGTAGCGTAATTCAGTCCCTGCGCTTCACACCATTCCTTTGGTGATACGCCGGTTGCGGCATGTTCGGACAGGAACCGTTGCTGAAGCTCGCCCCAGTCCGGTTTTGCCATATTAACTCCAATAAAAAACCGCCCTTAGGCGGTTAAATTTTGAGATTTAAAATTTTGGTGCTAAGCCATACTTCGGCGTCTTTATGTTAGCAGCCCAGACTTTGATATCGTTCTGAAGCAACAAAGTGAAATCTGACTTGAGGTGGTTAACCATCTCATTGACCTTGCTTGCATCATTCACTGCAAAGTGTTCAATCTTGTCTGCTCCGACTGATACACAAGTGTAAGTTGCAGGCACATCCTTCCCGTTAGCATTAAGCCGCACCTTCTCATCTCCACAACCACCATCGGACATATAGGATACGAGCATATTAGCTGACTCCCTCCCCGGTTGAGAGATGCTTATCATGACAGGCAATCCCTCTGAGGTCTGGGTAATGTCGTAGAGTACAGCATCTTTTTGATACCAGGTATTGTATTCTCTTTCCTGAAACGCTGCGTAGGATGGCGAAGAAATCGTCGCCAGCAAGGCGATTGTAATAAAGTGAATTTTCATCGGTTGCTATTGTTTTGTTTAGGCAAAGTTATTATCCATATTGTGCCAACAGCAACAACGACGTAAGATTATTCCTACTATTTTTAGTGGTACTAAATTCTCTTTTAGCAACCGTTAAGTATCCATATATCTCATATCAATAAAGCATTATAAATCCCGGTAATTTGCATTAAGTAAAAGCTAACTCCATGGTAACGAAAAAAATTTGCAATCACCTCTCAATACATTATCAGCATTCTACAGCATCAACCTTATTTTTGGTGAGCTTTTTCGAATGGCGAACTGGCTGCTATGTTTCGTCCATGATGTCTAATAACAAAGAGTCACTTATTAAACAAATAAGCGAGTATGCCAGGCTTAACGAGCAGGAAGAAATCCAGTTGCGCAAGATAATCAGTTGATTGATTCATCCGCTTAATCTTATAACTATCATCAAGCCCACCAGCAGGTGGGCGTTGTAATGGCTGCCACTACCCGGAGTGGCCACGCTCATGCCCTTGAGTTGCTGTCGCTTCATCGCCGCTTATAACCGGTGCGCGTCTGGCGTTCGCGCTGCTTTACCGGAGCATGTCCCCTTATTTACCCTCACAACGGTCTGCTATACCTGCTCGCCATTACGCGACTCGGGGCAGCATCATGGCTGCTGCATGGCCTTATGGCTGCGGTCAACCCGCTTACTGTTTCAAGGTCTTTAGCCCATCCACCAGTGAAAACAATCTGAGGAATTTCTTAATATCCCACGCTTACGCTTGTTGTTATCTGCCTGGCTGCCAGGCTATACATGACTCTGATGCGGAGAATGCCAACTCCGGGGAACATCAATAAAAAGAGCAACGAAACTGAGACTCCTGTAGCCCTCGCTGAGAGGGCTTTTTTTTCAAAAAAAAGCCAGCTCGGACAGAACTGGCTGGGTCTAGCAGTAAGTAGGTATTACTTCGCACTCATTTCGACGTGTACCCTATTCCTTTAGTCAAGCATTCAGACGCCGGGTGCCTCCCGGTGGACTTGCATCACTCCGCAAACCCGCAACACTACGTCCAGCAGTGACTGGTTGCCCCTCCGCTCAGGGGGATTCATCTGTATGGCAGAGATATCGAATCACTCGTGCCATTAAAATGTAGCTGACAGACAAAATAAAGTTGTGAGCATTGTTAAAATTCTTCGCTAATCATTCATTCCGTATACCCATCAGGCATTAGAAGAAAGTAGATTTTCGTTCCTTTGAGTTATTTATTTAATACACCTTTTTACTTTTGAGAAATGGATTACATTTACATTCTCTTGTAATGATGACCCCTTTGGTCTCCCTTCCGAATTGCAGGATTTCATTTCGGAAGGGACTTTTTTCCTTTCCCGCCTTGATAAATACTCATTGTTTTCTAGACTGTTACATAGACTTTGCTATGTCAGGTGAAGTCGTCGTTCAGGACTACCCGTGTGCTCAAGGATGAGCCACCCTGATTTGTTCAAGCTTTTCCCTGCTAATTAATCATCTGCGCCACAAGAATTGTCCATTTGTATAACAGAATTCTCAATATTTGCTACGGTTAAAGTCCAGAGGAGAGACTGTGTCCGAACCTCAGGGATGAGGCTCAATTTTTCCCGCAATTTGCTTTCCATGCTTTGTTATGCGCCAGGATGTCTTTCTTCGTCTGGTGGTCCAGAACGTCGATGTCTTGATCCGTCAGGAAGATTGGCTTCACCCAATCGCAACCGGTATCAACCACCACCGGGACGCTTCCATTCGTTACGCAGCTCGCGATCAACATCGTCGCCAGGCATATGATTAACAGTCTGCTGTACATTGCTGGCCTCTTTCGTTGTTTCTACCCTGCGTTCGGCTGCTGCGACCATTGCCGCTGCGTTATCTTCGGTTCGCTGCTGGTCGGCTTTGGCTTCTGCTTTGCTGGTGCCGCGAAAATGGCCCAGGCCAAAAGCGCCGGCGATAGCGGAAATGACCAGTGCGGCCAGCCCGATTATTGTCTCGATACCCACACTCACCTCATACCAGAACTGATTTCGCCAGGTTAAACAACGTACGGCGTTTTTCCAGCCCGTTGCGGCCGCCATTGATTAATAGTGTCACGCGCTCAACGTCGCCGGAATGAAGAAGGCAACCGCGGGAGGCATAGAACCATGCGGCTGAGCGCGCGGCGTATTCATCCTCTTCAAGCAGTTCCGGGTGGGTTACAAGGTCCAGTTTCAACGCCTGGCCACAACTGCGATAGTTACTCAGACCAGTAACCTGTTTCAGCCCGCGACCGCGATATTTCCATCCATCACCGGCAACCTGATTGCCCAGGTGTTCTTTTCCCCACTCACCACCGTATACCAGATTAGCGATCGCTTTCTGGTTTGCCGGTTGCGTTGCCGTTCTGCCAAGTGCAGCGGCTTGCTGTGATGTGATGCGGTGGCTGCCGAACGTCGGCACCAAGTTTTCTGCCGCATAATTAAGATTTTCCACCACACAGGTAAATCTGGAGCTTTCATGCCCCATCTGGGCAATAAACATCGCCTGATCAAGCGGTGTGGTTATGCCGTATTCCTTCATAGCGGCGTCGATATGCGGAAACCAGCGCGCAGCTAACCCGGCGCTGATACCAGCCGCCTTCTGAAATTGTGTTTGATTCATTAGTGCCTCAGATGATCAACCAGACGTGCAACGTTGCCTTTGACGGCCACCAGCACGGAAAGGAATATGATGTTTGCCGCAATGGTGGCCCATGATGAATGCGGGTAAATCCCACACAGGTACGCCAGCGGTACAGCGCTATAAGTGACGGTAATCAGCCAGGCTAAACGCGAAATCCATGGCCGATGCCGCGAATCACCACGGCGATAAAACATCAGAGTAATTACAACTCCGGCGCAGAGCAGCGCGTTGATAGTTGCTGTTGGGTCATCTAGTACCACCTGAACCTCCCCGGCGCGTTATCAGCGCCACCAGCGAGCCAATGTCCTGCTTGTTCAGGAACGTAAGGATTTGAACGGCTAACGCAGAAGCTATTACGGCACCGATAGCATCCAGAGGCTTCTCGGTGTATCCCGTCCAGGATGTGAGTTTTGAACCCAACAGCCCCGAACAAAGAATGCCGACGATATACGACACGAAGAAGTATGCCAGGCGACGTAACACACTCAGGTCAGCCGCTGTCGCTATGTAAAATACGGCGCCCGCAAATGCACCAAAAACAACACCGTAGTCAGTTCCGGTCAATAGACCGTAGACACTGGCTCCAGTCAAAGCTAAACCGGCCAGCCCCGTGCCGGAAAATGGATCGGACATCGGCCCCCCTCATATTGCTGTGAATCCTCTCAGTAAATTTGAGGGGAAATAAAAAAGGCCACCCTGAGGCAGCCTGTGTTCTTCAAATTATGTTCATAAAGGTGGGGATATGGGGCCTTCCAGAACGACCGCTTCACCGTTATGGCAAAGATCGTAGCCACGAGTTAGATGCCAGACGCCTCTGATTATTTTTCCTGTAACCATATCTTCAGTTTTACCGTGCGAAAAGTAGGCGATCTGGACACAGTCATTGTGTCTAATCCAATAATATCCCTCTTTCATAATTCACCTCTTAAATTGTTTCATTTAGAAGTGTATATGACGATTCAGAACCTGGTGGTCGACAAAACGTTTTTTTTGAGGATGTGGCGCCGGGTGCCTCCCGGTGACTTATCTCTGGTCGTCAAAGTCGCGTGCATACCTGCACATAGCAGTTAACCAGACGCCCCATCGCTTAGATGGGATTCACCACATTCATAACTAAAACAAGAAACATTCATCTGGTCAATGGATGATTAATAAATGAAAAAAAAGCCTGCTCGGAAAAGCAGGCATAAATAGCTAAGTTGGCAATAACTGAGGGAGTGGTGCCGGGTGCCTCCCGGTGGAAATGATCACAGCATTCATTTCCGCGCGCTGGTTGGACACTCTGGAGAAATGTCCTGCTGAATCGCCCCTCCGCTTAGGGGGATCCACCACAAAAATGCTTTCAGAAACATCCATTACTCAGGATGCTTAAAAAGCATATGTGCAGTATGAAGAATCTGCCACGTAATCAGATGAATATATTCATTTAAATGGTTCAGGCAGAAGGCCTTCAATCACCTCTGCCTCTCCGTTGTGACAAATGTCCTCTCTCTGCGTCAGATGCCAGACACCAGTTATCAACTGGCCCGTTTCAAGGTCATCGGTTACACCATCGGTGTAGTAGGCTACCTGAATTCTGCCGTTGTGCTGTAGCTAGTAGAAACCCTCTTCCATTTTCCCACCAGCATGGCTGGGAAATTAGAAGTTACTACGGGGTTGTAAGGTTTTAGTAATTCTTAAATTGCTATAAAGCAAAAAGCCCTACGGGGTTAACCGCAGGGCTTTAAACGAAGGCAATAACCCATCGTTAGAGCAAAAATACCACAGATTCGGGAAAAGTAAATAGCTCACGATAAAATAACGCCCTATTTTGTTATCTGCTTCAACTGCGCATCGGCCCATGCCTCTTCGATGTCAAATTTGGTGATTAGCTGATCGTAAAAGGGCTTAACAGACTTCTTCCAGGTATCTAGGCTGATTGTATCCGTTATCTGGCGCACCGCAGCGTATGCCTCAGTTGAGGGGATACGCTCATATCCACGTCCGCCGCAGCGCTTACAGTCGGCCATAACCGGCACGCCCTGCTTTTCAGTGAGCTCCTGATTCACTGCTTTACCGCGCCCGTGGCAGTCTTTGCAGGCGCAACTGACAACTTTTTTACCTTCACAGGCCGAACATAGAACCCGCACCACCTCTTTCACCTGGCGTTTAACCTCGAAATCACTCGGAGATTGCTTAAGGTCTTTTGCCCACTGTGGAAGCCTCATGGTGTAGTGCGATTTCATCGTGAAAACATCAGCCTCAATGAATCCCTGCCCCGAGCAGCAATCACACTGTTTCACGCTTGCGGCGCTGCGGGAATAATCCTCAAAAGCGAAGGTGGCCAGCTGCCGCATTACCAGTGGCTTAACGGCATCGTCCAGCTTGCGCAGCGCGGCAACCTTATCGCATTTGGTTAACGCGTACTCAGCCAGCAACTCAATCGCCCTCGCCCGGTCGTTGTAACTGATGCCCATCTTTCCGAGGAAGGCACTGTATCCCATGGCGGCGCGTTCCTGGGTCATGCCCATGGCAGCCATAACATCACTCCCGGTCAGTGAATCTGAAGCAGTGGCGCGCGGAGAGTCGCTAATAAGCGTCGACTTGGCGAAGTGGTATTTGAGGGTATTTTCAAGATTCATGCGGTCTCCAGCTCAGTAATGGTGAGTTCTAATTTCCCGCCCTTAACAGCAGGCATCTTCACAACTCGATAGTCGACTACCTGGCAGTCATCCAGCCAGAATCCCGCCTTAGTTAAAGCGTCGAATGCAGCTTTTTGCAGGTTATCCAGATCGCGGCGCCGGCGGTCGGGCATGTGACATTCAATTCGGATTTTGAGTGGTGCAGCCGTTCGGATGTTTAGCCTGGCGCTTCGAATGACACTGGCCACGGCATAGCGGTACGCGACGCCATCAGCGCTAATGTGTGTACGCCCGCGGTTGTGCCGGTAATACCGGTTGTTACTCGGTGGCCAGGGCAAAGTGATTTGATATGTTTTCACGTTCACCCCCACATCCGGTTGCGCCAGCGGCTATCCGGGCGCGCTGGTGTATTTGAGGTCGGAAGGAAAGCACTGACAGTCCAGGTCACGTAATCCTTGTTTAGGCTGCGCTCAACTCGCACGCCGCGCGCTTTGTAACGCTTAACCAGTTCGTCGGCCTGTTCGGTGCTGCATTCGGTATGATGGAACCATGAATGTTGCATGCCCATCACCCCGCAAAGCCAAGCAGCTGCGCGGCGACATTTTCGGCCTCATCGCGACTGCGGAATGAACGAGACCGGACCCAGCGCCAAAGAACATCGAGCACAGCTTTATAGAGTTGTTGAAACTCGAGCTCGTCCATGTTGGCGAATGAAATGCTGCGAGGATGCTTTTTGAGTGTGCCGTCAGGTAGCTGAATAGCATCGAAGTGCCCTGCTTCGACGATCACCCAGGAGCGGTAAGCGTCAAAGGATTTGCACAGGCTAATGCCATTTGTGACCCGGCGGTATGCAACCTGCTCAAGATAATGCTCAGCAGCATCGATCAGCGCGCCCTCATTGCCGGCATACGAAGCCAGGAACTTGGCGTAGCCAGTAATCAGCTTCCTCTCGTTACTCGAGATAGCCCCGCCGGTTGGTTCCCAGTATTCAAAACCGAGATTGAGAAGCGCGAAAAAGCGCCGGTGAAATGCCGGGTTTCGTACCCGCCTGAACTCGGCAACAAGAATATCGCCGAGCCGGGTTTTTGATTGCAGGATATCCCTGGTCTCGGGCGTAGCCGGGATCAGTATTCCTGAATGGTGTTTGATAAGTTGTAATTCTAGCGCCAT